CTACTTTTCTAATTATAATTTTTATAGAAAAAGATTAGCCTCTTCTTCCTCACTTAGATATTTTATAAGTGAAATTAGTTCAAATAGAACTGAAATTAGATTAGATAGTACTCAAATAGATATTACAGATACTCTTAATTCTACTAATGAATTTATTCAATACAGGGATGAAGCTGAGTATTTTGTAGATTTTAAACTGAATTTTGGTTCTAACCAAATTCTCATAGCTAATAACCTTAAAATAGATAATGATACAGTATTAATTAAACTGTATGAGCCTTTACCTTCTCAATTTGATGTTAAATCTCAATTGTGGGTAGTAGAAGAAATATCTACACCCCAAGCATATCAGGTAACATTCCCTTTTATAGTAGAAGCTCAAGATGATTTTACATTTATCTCAGGCCCAAATTTTAATTTAAACATTTCCCAAGAAACTGGGGAATCTAGTCAACTATTTTCATATGATGGTTTATTAAATTCAAATGTTACTAGTTCATTAAATCAAATCCAAAGTTTGCTTAATGAAAAGGAGATAAATATTAATATAAATTACGAAGATTTTAATGAATTTGTTCATTTTTCTTCCGCTAAAACAAGATTAGAAAATTTTTACTATAAGGTAGGTTTAATAGAATCTAAAACCAATGAACTGTCCGATTTTTTATCTCTTGTTACAAGTGATACAACAGGTACTACCTCATATAGTTCTAGTAAGGCATCAATTGTTGCCGAAATAGATGATATAATTAAGAATTTTGATGGTCATGAATACTTTATGTATTTTAATAGTGGCTCTAGTTTTTCTTACCCCAAATCAAATACAGAACCACCTTTTCAATTATATTCTACAGGAAGTTCACAAGCCCTAAATTGGGTAGGTAGTGTAAGTGAGGAATCTCCATACTATGGAGGTTTAGCACTCTCTGCATCTAATTATGATGAAAATAATAAAGACAGACTATACTCTACCATACCAGAATATTTAAGAGAAGACCCAGACAACTCTCAATACGACTTATTTATTGATATGGTTGGTCAACATTATGACAATGTTTGGCTTTATACTAAAGATATTACAAATAAATTTGATGCTGATAACCGTTTAGAATATGGTATATCTAAAGATCTAGTATCAGAAGCCATTAAGGATTTTGGTGTAAAATTGTATTCAAATAATTTCAATAATGATGATTTATTTTCAGCATTTTTAGGTCTAACCCCTTCAGGGAGTTTATTCCCTTTCCCCCAAATAACATCATCACTTCCAACACCTAATGGGTTTGAATACATAGATACTAAAGTATCTTCTTCCAACAATGTAATCCCATTGGACGGGGTAAATAAGCGTTTATATAAACGAATATACCATAACTTACCATATCTTCTTAAAACTAAAGGTACAATTCCTGGTTTAAGAGCCTTGATTACATCTTATGGTATTCCGGATACTATTTTAAGAATTAATGAATTCGGAGGTAAAGATAGAAATGAATCTCAAGATTGGGATTTAAATCAAAACACTTTTAATTACGGGTTTAATGTTGACAGTGGTGGAATTTTCCAAACTAAATTTAAAAACTATTTTGATTCCTTTGATACAACTGGAAAATTTGAACAAAGAATTTCAAGTGGTACAGGGTCTATAGAATCTTTAGGGTGTGTAAATCCTTTAATATCATCCCCTCCTAGTTCAATACAATTAAGATTTAAAACTGATGGGATTCCTTCCCCTGTAAATAATATTGCATCTAGTAATATAAGATATTCTCAATCTTTATTCACTACCCAAAATTTTTCATCAAACATTTCATCTTTAGGTGGTCTATTAATGTTAGAATATACAGGATCAGGATTAGTAACAGGATCATATTCAGGTTCAGTTGCAGATTCCAATGATTATTACGGTACATTAAAATGGATACCATCTTTTAATTCCCCAGAAATATCTGCGAGTGTCTATTTACCTTTCTTTGACGGAGATTGGTGGTCAGTCCAAATAAATGTAGATAATAGTAACCTTACACGTCCCGCCTTGATTGGGGAATTTGAACAAAGAGTTTTAGATGATTCTGGAATTTTAGAGGCAATAGGAAGTTTAAACTCCTTCCTAAAATCTCCGACTAATTCAACCTTACAAGCTGCCAATCAAATAGATGGTAAAATAGGATTTATAGGTTCTAATGAAGCAACAAATTTCATCCCTAATAATTGGAATAATTCTACAACCTCCAGCTTAAACACCGATATTTCTAGCATTTCAATAGGAGGTAAATCTTACCAACCCCTTTCGGGTTCATATCAAGAATTAAGATATTGGTCACAAGAATTAAGCCAAAGTCATTTTTATGATTATGTTGTTAACCCATATTCTATTGAAGGAAATGGAGTTAATTCATCTCCTGACCAATTATATTTTAGAGCTGATTTAGGTACGCAATTAAATGAAAATAGTAGAACATCAATTCACCCTAGGGTAACAGGTTCAACTAACAATATTACTTCTTCTTTTACAGATGGGACTAGTACCTTTACAATTACTAACCCAGTATTTACACCTAATACAGAACACGTATTCCAGGACCAAACACCTTCGGGTATAAAAAATAGAGTAACTGATAAAATTGAAGTCAAATCCTCTATTTTAGCTGAAAATGTAAAGGATTCAAATCCTGATATTACAGTATTATCTCCTATGAGATCTATCCAACAGGATTCTTATGTAAGTCAAAGTTACACACCTGATATAGATTACTTAGAAGTAGCATTTTCACCTCAAGACCAAATTAATGATGATATAAATGCTCAACTTGGGTATTTTAACATAGGTGATTATATAGGAGATCCGAGACATATATCGTCATCAAACCGTAGCTATCCCGATTTAGATAAATTAAGAGACGCTTATTTTGACAAATATATTAAAAGTTATGACGTTGTAGATTTCATTAGATTAATGAAATTCTTTGACAATTCTCTTTTTAAAATGATTAAAGATTTTACCCCTACTCGTACCAGTTTATCTTCTGGTGTAGTTGTAAAACAACATATTTTAGAAAGAAACAGACAAACCCCTGTCCAAACTTCATTGTCAAATGAAACATATAGTGGTTCAATAAAACCCCAAGTAAGAAATTTCAATACAGGATCTGGAGATGTAGGTCAATATGAATACACAGGTGGATCTTCTATTTATAAATTTAGTGGTGGGCCTGGTGGTTCAACCAATAGATATAATGGTTTACAAACATCCCCTTCAGCTTCAGCTTACAATTTAACTAATAATTTTGGCTTAACTCAGAGTTATGAAGAAATTAAATCTGGATTATTAGGTAAAGAAACAGTAACCATATTTAATCAAGATGAATTCTATAATGGTGAATTTAAGGGATCTGATATAGTAGTAACTACACAATCTTTAAACCCTCAATGTGAACCTTATTTAAGAGTAGCAAATACCCCGGTACAATATAAACCTTTATTTTTCAATTCTTCTATTGGGGATGCTGGGGGTACTGAAGCAGTAGTAAGTGAAACAGCTTTTATTCAACCCGACAACCACCCATCAACAGGAGAAGCTTGGATATTAAGTAAAACCTCCAACTCCTCTTCTCGTATAGTATCCACTGTTAGATTAGCCTCAATCGATGATTTAGGGAATACATTAGACCAATATTTAGACGATTCAAATGTTTTAAGATTAATACAACCTACAGGAGATGTAGTTGAATACCACATAACTGGTTTCATCTATCTCGGAGATAGTATTGTATTAAAAATATCAGATACCCAAGGAGATTTCAACGTATATTCTTCTCCTAATGGGGGAACTAAAAACTGGAGTTTATCTGTTAGTGGTAGCTATACATCTTCTAATAGATCTGAAGGTGATTTGACTAGTCAGGGAGTTTTTAGAGATGGGAATACTGAAAGTCAAACCCAAGATATATTCTTTTGGGGAGACCAAGCAGGAAATGGTTCGACTGTAAATGATGCCTTAGGATTTTTTAATACAGGTTCAGACTCAATAGATTTTTCACAAATTGACGATAACCTTGATTACTACAATTATGGTTCATATAACATTAAGGAAACACCAAATATAAACTGGTTTTTTTCATGTTCTGTAAATTACAGTGCATCAAACCTTAACATCCCTTCAGGCATCACATCCTCAGGTATATACCATTCTTCTAGTAATTATTCTGGAGGTGGTTTAACTAATCAAGATTTTTATGTATTTTCTTATACCGCTGCGAGGAGTTTTATCCCATCTCCAAAAATAACTCAAGATTTAAGTAATACTATATTTTCCCCTACTTATAATAACCTTATCAAAGGAAATTCAATACAATCAAACCCCACATTTTCAATAGGAGGACATCCTTTAGTTACAACTGAGGGTACAGCATCACTCGATTTTAATTTCCCATCATTAACCCTATCAGGTTCTCAAACAACTCTCTCTCCAACTTTTAATTTTACGGACTTATCTGGAAGTAATGGAACCAATAGTTTTTATGAATCGGGTATGCAAACTTACACTGTTTCTAATTACCAACCATTTTCTCCAAGTACTGGTTTTCAAAATCAAGGGACTATAAATATTATAAGAAATGGTGTTATAGATTTAGCAACTGCAAGAGGTATATCAAATTACGTCCCTCAAAACAACAATCTTTTCACAAATATTGAAATTGTATGTTCTGTTCAAAATGTAACAGCATCTATAGAAATTACAGAAATTTATGGTCAACCCCTCACTCCTATTGAAGTAAAAGCAGATAGTAATAATAAAATTATATTTCCCCAATACACTGCAATCCCAATTCAAAACTCAACATACTCCTCTCATTTTTTCAACCTTGTATTAAAATCACCTGAAGAAAATTTTAATTATACCTTTTCTCCTTCTTCAGTAACAACCCCTACCGACACATATATTCGATTCCAAACTTCAGGGACGGATGGAAATGGTACTTATAGTGGGTATACTGTAGACATTTGGAAATCAGCGGGGAATAACCACTTCCAACTAGGTACTAACAACCCCATTACCTCTTCTATTACCCCAGCCGATTCACACCCAAGAATAGATGTTCAAGCCTTCTTAAAAAGAACAGGATCAGGTATACCTTCTACGGGTTATATTATTACAGCATCAAATAAATTAACATCCCAATCCCTGGATAATGGTTCAACATTTACCTTTACTGATAGTCCAATAAATGATATTAAGAATACATCCCTAATCTCTTCCACCACATCTTCTACAATAAACAGTGTAGGGGATATGTATTATGTAGAATATGTATTTGATAATTTCCAAATTGGAAGTGGTGCGATTGGTCAAGCTCAAACTGTTAAATTTAAAGAAGGTGGAGATGTTAACACTAAAATTGCAATATCTCAATCTTTTGAGGTCCCCGCTACTTATAATTTAACAGGATCTATTTACCTAAAAAAACAAACCCCAACTTCCCCTGATTCTACCCAAGTTTCTAGATTACACCCTGGTGAGAATTTTCACCAATTTATAGTACCTAATGATACAATAAGCGGGACAGCTACATTAACGGGTTCAATTGATAATCTCTCTTTTGAGTATGACGATGCCTTTAGGATGGGGGTTCATGTTGATAAAAGTTTTACTTCGGGGCTTACAATTACCTCATATACTATGAGTATATTCCCTTCCCAATCGGAATTCTCCCCATTACCTAATTCTACCCCATCATATGGTAATTTTAAGGAACCAACCTCTTCTGCTTTCATCGTACCTACATATTTTGGAGATGATGTATTACCTTTCCAATATTCTTTAGATTGCCAACCTTTATTAAACAATGCTAATTCACAACGACCTAGCACATTCTTATATGACATAAACTATAACGATAATTCCATAGTACCTTCAAACCTAGGTTTAATTTTAGATAAAACAGCAACAAAAGCAACAGTACCAGATTCAAATTATACTGCGGTATCAAGTACTTCACTCAAATACGAAGGGTCAAAGGCATCATCTCAATATTTAAATGTTTGGTCACCTTCGGATATTGGTACTTTTGGTAAATTACCTGCTATAGAATCTAGAGATGCATATTTTGGATATTTCAATGATATATCGGATTCATATCCTTTACTAAATAATAAAACTAGAGTAAATTTAAATTATTTAATTGATCAAGATGGTAACGCTTTACCTCCATCTTTAGAAAATAATATATCAAGAGATATATTCGAAAAAACATTTCCAAAAAATGGAGATGCACGAATATCTGTTTCTTCGGGTAGTCAAGAATTACAAGAATTAAACACTCTAAAACCCATATTTAAAATAGGACAATATCCCGCTCCTATTATGTATACACAAACCTCATCTAGGGGTTATGCAACAAGTATCCCAATTTCAGGATCTGGGATTGTTAGTATGTATGATGGAAATAGTTCAGCGGCCTTTACAGATTATAGCTTTACTGCTTTTGGTACATCTTCTTTAGGTGATACAACACTTGGAACAGCATCCTTTACAGAAATTTTAAATCCTAGCGAAAATGTAAACTTTAAACAATACCAAGGAGGAACATATCAGGCTTATACGGCATCATCTGGTATAATATCTTTTAATAGTGAAAGTTATACATCCCCAGGAAATGATACTTCACAACAACATTTTATTGACCTAGAAACTTCAATTCCAACATCCTATATATATGATTCGGATTATAACAGAAATGGTAGTTTTTGGAGAGGACATAAACATAGAGAAAGATTAGAATTTACACTTACTTTAGGATTACTATACGAAACAACTGAAAGTAACTCTCAAAAGAACATACCATTTGTATTAGAAGATATAGGATTAAAAGTATGGAAAACTGATGGAAAATCTTTCGACCTAGGTTCCGTTTCAGATAAAGTAAAATATGTACAGAAATATCAAGAAACAAAAAAGACCTCAACTGTTTCTGGGGGAGGGAGAGGTTTTAGAAGAAGAACTTCTTCTACTATAATAAACAAATATGGTGGAGGGTATGGCATAGCATTAAATTCTTCAAAACAAGCAGAAATTCAAATAGATAATGATATAGTAGTTAGTATTCTAAAAGACAATGGGTTTGCTAGTTCTAAAGGAGTAGAAGTAGGAGGAGATATTGCAGGTTTAGAGTGGACATTAAAAGCAAATTCATCTGATAACCTATACCAAAGTGGATCTTCTTTATCTTGGCAGTTAGAAGGTTCTATGCATAACTCAAATGGTCAAGGAAAAAATAACATTATAAACCCTCCAGCTTTTACAGGCCCAAGAACCCCTACAACTATTACAATGAGAGGATCGAAAACTCACCTGTTAGAAAGTAATAATTCAGGTTCAGCTCCTTTCTGGGTATTTGGTTCAGAATTAGTAGGAGGTGCTTCAATGTCTATTGACATTTCTGGTAGTAACATATTATTTATGTCTTCATCTAATATGAATGAAGCATATGGGGATTCATATAAACAAAGTGCATTACCTTATACAATAGGAGACTCAGAATTCTTCCCAGGAGGTACAGAACCTACAGGAACTACAATTGGGGAAACGTTTGGTCCATTAAGATTAGAAGTAAATGATGAAATAAGATTTGCGAACAATGAATCATATTCTTACAAAATTGTAAATGTAACACCTCCATCTAAAAATATAATGGGAGATGATGTAGGTAGGTTAAAAATAGAATTAGATAGAAAATTACCTTTTGTACATTTTCATTCACAAACTAATTTAGTAAATACATCTTTAAATAAAGATTTCTTTTTAGTAAGAAGATATATAGATAATATCAATACAATATACTTGGATTCATCATTCCCTTATGGTAAATTGCCAACTATAACTAATTCACCTGGTATATTATTCCCAGATTTCCCAACAGAATACCTACAAAATAGTGCTTCTGCGATAGTAACTGATTTAATTGATAAAGGAGTAATAGAATCCTAATAGAATACATATTTATAACATATAACCATATTTATACAAAAACACACAAATGGGATATTTAAACAATTCAGTAATAACAGTTGATGCCATCTTAACCAAAAAAGGTAGAGAAGCCATAGCTAAAAACGATAGTTCTTTCCAAATTACACAATTTGCATTTGCCGATGATGAAATTGATTATACTTTATATAATCCAACCCACCCATCAGGTTCTGCTTATTATGGTCAAGCATTGGATAATATGCCACTTTTAGAGGCATTTCCAGATGAGCAACAAATTATGAAGTACAAACTAACAACTTTACCTCGTGGTACAGCTAAATTACCTGTACTTGATTTAGGTTTTGCTGCAATTACTTTAAAACAAGGAGCCCAATTATCTATTACACCACAAACATTAAACTATTTAGGAAATACTCAAGCCTTTGAAACAGGTGGGTATTCAGCTACTATAGGGGATGTTCGTTTACTTAGTAATTATCAAGGTTTAGGTATTCAATCTGAAGCTGCTCTACAATCCAATACAACATCCACAAGTACTATAGGAACTAATGTTTCTAAAACAGTAATAGGAACACAATTTAATTTAACAGCAACCACTGTTAATACTTTATTTGGTACACAAAGCCAATTAAGAACTACAATTACAGTAATAGGATTAGATAGCGGGGCAAGATTAAGTATCCCAGTAACAATAACACAAAACCAATTAACATAAAATTATGGGCTTTAAAAGATTCGATCCAGAAGATTTTGTTGTAAGTTCGGATACTGTATCATCTACAGTATGGTCTAACAACTCCCCTTCTCTAAACACCTACTTTACTTCATCAACCCAAACAGCAGGAAGTTCTGCTCCTTACTATCTAAATATCTACCAAACAGCATCTGCAGATATTACGGCAGAAGTACAATTTGCAGTAGCATATGGTAGTGAAACAGGAGGAGGAGGTCAACCTTTTGACAGCAGTGTCCCAGGAAACACCCCTACAAAAACTATTTATGGTCAATATAGAACCTTAGTTTTAGAAGATGAAAACACTAAATTTACTTTTGGTACTACTTATACAGGTAGTAATAACTTTTATGCTATAAGCGTTGAAAGAGCAAGATATAAAGAAAAGCTACTACCTGGGAGTTTAAACTTAACACTATCTAGTAGTAACGGTAATCTTACAGCTTTACACCTAACAGATGATTCTAACGAAGTATCTCTTCCTACATTTTTTGGTACACAAAGAGCATATCAGATAGTTAGTGGTTCTAATGGTCTACCTTATACAGGAACTGGATATTCAGCTGGAAGTGGTTCATATGGTATATTCTTACCAGACATTTCAACCCTTATATTAAACGCTGATGCTTTAGATGATAATTCAAGTACGGCAGCGGGCGCGGGTATTAATTTAGGCACTGGGGCGGGTGTTAACGCTAACAACCCAGCAAAATTATATAACCACCTTCAAAGTTTCTCTTTGAACTCCCAAGAAACAATAACATCAGATTTTGTATTTGTTAGAGCAAGAAACTCAGAATTCAATTATTCAGAAAATCCAAGTTTTATTTCAGGATCAACTGGTGAAGTAATTTATCCATATTTTATAGATAATCCTCAAACCTATGCTACAACCGTAGGAATGTATAATGACAGTAATGAATTATTAGCTGTTGCAAAATTATCAAAACCTTTAGTAAAAGATTTTACCAAAGAAGCTCTAGTAAGAGTTAAATTAGATTTCTAAAAATGAATGGGCGCTTACAAAAAATTCAATTCACAAGACATAATAGTATCTCCACTTGAGGTAAATAAAGGATTCTCATATCAAGGAGATGCCCTAACTGGTTCTAATGTAGGTATTGATAGATTTGAAGCAAAATTTAACAGTAATACCACTACGGGTAAAATTGCAGGTAATGAAATTACCCAAAGTTTACTTTACGATTCTATTAAACATCTTTACTATTCAAACTACATCTCAGGTAGTGATGGATTTATAGAAAATGCTTCAACTGCTAGTTTTAATAATGATGGTACTATAACAGGTCCTACTCATCAAACTAATTTCTATAATTACATCCCCACCACCTTATGGCCTAATAGAGAATTTGTAACAGCAAGTGCTGCCTATTCTTCTTCTTTTGGGGTAATATCTATCCCTTCAAAATTATTTGGTGACTACATCCAACCCAAATCTTTTCTTCTATCAGGCCCCGAAGCTGACATATTTGATGATGGTGAAGGAAGATTAAAAGCAAACTTAACAGATGAAATTGGGAATGATGGTAATTATATAATAGGTAATATTTTATATGAACATGGTATTATAACCTTATTTGATGGGTTTCTTAATTCAACTCAAGGAACTCCAACTTATGGTGACTTATTATATGGTGAAGGTGCTTTAGGAGTTGGTATTGAATCTTTAGTAGATAGTTTTATATCTTCTTCTAATGTAACCTGTTCTTTTTCTAGCTCATATAAAATATTTGAAACCCAATATAAAGCTACTATAAAAGAAAACGAATTTAGTTTCTCCCAAAACCCAACCGTCTTATCTGGTAGTGAAGGATATTTATATGACCATTTTACAGGTTCATATTTCAACCCCTATACAACAACTGTGGGGTTATATAATAAAGAATATGAATTAATGGCTGTAGGTAAACTTGCAAAACCTCTCCCAACATCAAGAACAACAGATACCACAATCCTTATAAATATAGATAGATAATCCAATATTTATTACCAAAACGATATAAATAAATGGAATTATTTGACATTACATCATATAAAAGTCAAATTGAACAGGGTGAACCTGTTAATGCTTGGCACATTAAACAATTTATAGAGGTATTTAATTCCGAGGTATTCAGTCATTTAAAAGTTTCGGGTTCTTTAAATATAGAAGGAGATTTAAAAAATACCACAATTTCTGATGTAACTTCGGATTATATAGTAGTTTGGGATAATGTTAGTGGAAAATTTGGTAAAGTCCATAGAAATAACATATCAACCAAAACAACTTATTCTACAACACTAAACCCTAATGAAACAATGGTCACTCCAGTTGGGGGTATAGCCGCAGGTACTAGTGTTTTAAATTTAAGAAACCAAACATTTACAAACTTATTTGATAGTTTATTATTCCCTGTTCTTCAACCCACAACTTCAAATCCAACAGTAAGTTTAAGTAGAAGTGGAGAGTATTTGCACGAAATAGGTTCAACTGTTGGTACAGTACTAACACCCTCTTTTACTAAAGGCCTTATATCTAATAGTTGGGGAGGCGACCAAGGACAATATGCTGGTAACCCATCTGCAGTTGTGATTGAACACAATAACACAAACCACCTCCCAAGCTTTACAGGAACTACTATTGCTCAAACAACTATTAATCACCAAGTCCAACAAGGAGATAATGATTATACTTTAAGAGTAACATTTTCTCAAGGACCAACATTTTTAGATAACAGAGGAGATCCAAGCACTTTACCCCGATATTCAGGTGCAACCCTTTCGGCTAGTGTTAATATACATGGTACCTATCCTATATTTGTGGGAACTTATGGTGGTAACCTTGTAAAAAGAGATTTAACTAATATCAATGCTAACAATATAACAATTTCCCAAAATTATGGTGAAACTAATAATGTCCGCAGACATAAAATAAAAATTCCAACCGCTTTAATAAATAGTAGAACAACGACAATACAAATATGGAATAACGTTGCAAACGCTTATAGCGATCTTCCCTCTAGTGCTTTTGATGTAACAAATAGTACTGAAACAATCCACGGGGGAACAGTAAGTTATAAATTATATACTAAAAATGGAAGTATGGGTGGTGGTGACGTAAATGGTAACCCACTTTATAGAATAAAATTTACATAAAATAATATGGCTAGAGAATTAGGTAATATAGAATTTCCAACAAATCTTGAAGTTCTAAAAAAAGCACCCTTAGATGCTAGGACTAGAGTAGAAACAGTAAGTGATTTAACATCAATCCCATATGCTTACAAACAAATGGTGGTTGCAGTTTATAATGACGATAGTAACCCAAATGGCCTTTACATATTGCAAGGTGATGATAGTACTAATTCTGCTCATTGGCTTCCTTTATCTGCACAAGGACCTACAGGAGATGATGGAAAATCCTCTACTAGTGGGTATGTTTTTTATTCTTCAGCTTCTGATAACGCACCTACATTCAGTACTGTTGGTGTAGATACTACTTACAATTTCTCAACAGGAATATTTACCGCATTACCCACTGGTTGGTCTCAAACACCACCAACCTTAACACCTGGTTCACAATCAAAAAATTATTGGCATATACCCTATTCAGTAATTGAAACAACAGCAGGTGCCGACCCTATAGTGGGTACTCCTGCCTTTGGTGCAGTTTCAAAACATACAAGCTTCTCAGGTTTAGTTACCTTTTCAGGAGAAAATGATGATGAGATAACAAACATCAATGGGGTTTCATTAAACATTACAGCGATAGATGGAAGTAAAATTACAACTGGGGAAATAAAAAGTCACGGTTATGCTGATGGGAGCGATGCCACTTTCTCCGATACAGGTACCAAAATAATATTAAGTGGTGATGATGCAGGTACTATAAAATCTGAAAATTTTAGCATAGATGGGGGTGGTAATGCCCACTTTAAAGGTAATCTATCAGGATCAAATATAACAGGAGCAACTGGAACATTTACAGGTACATTATCTGTTGGTAGTGAGGAATATAGTATTTCTGAAGTACTTAATACAAATGTTAATACCGTAAGCGCTACATCATTAGGATTAGAGAATTTTGTAAATATTACCCCAGCATCAATACAAGCAGGTACAACAGCTGCTAATGTTGGGTTAGGAAATGTCCAAAATATAGATACAGCATCAATACAAGCAGGTACAACAGCTGCTAATGTTGGATTAGGAGATTACGTGGGCACTAACCCCCAAGGTATACTAGATAGTGCACTTACGGCATCAAAAGAATTATCAAGCACACTTGCTAATTTCCCAGTAAACTCAGCTATCCCTATAAATGCAACTCCTAATAACGCTCTAGCATATGTATTTAATACTTCTAGAGAGGGAACAGCGCAAATAAAATTAGATATACATGATGCTGAAGCAACAGGAAGTTTTCCTAATTACAATGGTATACAAGCCTCATGCAATGGTTTAAAATTCAAAACACGATTAAGTGGATTAGGTATATTTGAAGATACTATTGATAGAATAAACGACAATGGTGGAACAGCATTAACCCCCAATTACGCTGATGCATATTCCCTTCCAACCACTACTTATACAGAAGATGTATACGTGTATTCAGGTTCAAACACTATAAGAGTTTGGTCAAGTAATGGTGATAATGGAACTTTAAAAAATATAGAAGTATTATATACACAAAATAAAGATAGAACATCAGGTACTTTAGCGGGGTGGCAAATAGGCACATACAATATAAATTCAGGACCCCTTGAAAACCCAAACAAAAATATCTATGGGTATAATGGGGCAAGTGGTGGTATGATCCTAAATTACCAAGGTTCATTACATTCACCTAATTTTTATATAAATAAAGATGGAAGTGCTGGGTTTAAAGGTACTGTAACAATTGATGGTACCGATCTTAACTCTTCAAATACTTTTAATCCTTCTACATATTCCTTTGGTCCTAATGGTTTCCAATTAGGTAGCGTACCTAGCCCTACTGCTGGGCTACATCTAGGATCAGATAAATTAGGATATCATGATGGGAATAAATGGTCCACTTATATGGATTCTAGTGGTAATTTTCACTTAAGCGGAAGTGGAGGTAGTGGGTTATCTTGGAGTAATGGAGTTTTAGTAATCAATGGAGAAGTACACGTAACAAATACAGGTGATTTTACCTCTAGAGATGACTTTGAAAATGAACAATCATCATCAGTAGATAGCTTTTTAGCAGCTTTTGCTAGCGCTAGTGCTGCACAATCAGAAGCAGAAGATTTTGCTACTAGTGCTAGTAATGATGCACGAGCCGCTGCAGAAAATACAGCAGCAGATGCATTAGGTTCTGCAACAGGATCTTTAGAAGATTCTATAGGAGACGTAGCAACCACAGCATCATTATCAGCATCTGCGGCACAAACAGCAGCAGAAAATTTTGCTACTACTGCAAGTAATAATGCACAATCCGCTGCAGAAAATACAGCAGCAGATGCATTAGGTTCTGCAACAGGATCTTTAGAGAATTCTATAGGAAACGTAGCAACAAGTGCTTCTAACGCTATAGAAACAGCAAACTCCTCAAGTTTAGCATCATCCGAGGCATCATCTTCTGCAGCCGCGGCACAAACATCTGCGGGTAACGCCTTAAATTATGCAACTAAGGCTATAACATCAGCAAGTATAGCACAAAATCGAATAGATGATCTTATTTTAGTAACTGCTTCCTTCTCCAACCCTGAAACATATAACTTCGGACCTGGTATGGATATGACTCTTGGAAGTCTCCCAACAACCCCCCAAATACCAGGGTTATATTATAGTAAGGATGCACTTGGATTTCATAATGGAAGTAATTTCTTAGCTTTCATGTCTTCATCTGGACTATTTGTATTATCAGGTTCAGGAGATGATGGGTTAGTATGGAACGGACAAAGCTTACAAATAGGTAACCCAGGAGTAGGTCCATCATTTGAATATAATTTTAGCGGTTCTTTGGATAGCAATTTATTTAATTCAAGCATAACAACAACTGTTAGTTATGATTCACCTGTATTTGGAAATGAATTTAATAATAATGCCGATGGTTGGGATGAAGGATTCCGCACAAAAGCAACATTTGACAGAAAAGATGGAGGTGTATTTGAATGGGATATAGTAGTATCAAAATATCGAGCGGCAACAAGAATTGGACTTTTTGCTTCCTCCAGTTCTTCCCCTGTAACACCCTACGGCCAAGTACATACTGTATATTTCCAAACCAACGATATATTCATAATAGAAAATGGAAACTCAGGTAATCAAGTAAAAATATTTGATGACGCCTGGGTGACTAATGTTCCTGCTTTATTTAGGGTAAGTATCCAACTAAAACCAACAGGAGCTGTTTATAAAATATTTAAAAATGGAGATTTTTCAGTACCCTATGCAATATATGACTCACAAGACCAAAATGTATCTACCAGATATTTAAACCCTGGAGCATCAATATATTATTCCAGTTCAGATAATAATGTATTATTCAGTAAAATGTCAGGGGGAAAAACTTTAGGAATTTCTTCCAAAATCTCTGGAAACACAATCCAAACTGGTACAATTATATCTAATAACCATTCAGGAACTTCAGATGGATCCGCAATGTCTACAGCGGGAATGGCTATTGATTTAGATAATGGGGCGATATCATCTCAAAACTTTAGAATAGCCTCCAATGGTGACTCTGAGTTTTCGGGTACGATGAAGATAGGTAATACAGCCTTAAATGAAGATAACACTTTTAACGAAAATGTAGACACCCCCGTTCTATTACATATAACCACCACTGGGGCAGGCACTTCAATTCCTCACAACCCACCAACAACGGAGTCAACAGGTTTAATTTACACTTTCCAATCTAAAGTAGCAGGTCCAGCCCAGTTAAAACTAGCCGTTGATGATGCGGAAGCCACAGGTTCTTACCCTAACTACCATGGTATCCAAGCCTCGGTTAACGGAAACCCACTTAAAACTAGATTACATATATCAGACTTAGGTTTAAGCGACGGAAGCACAGGTGTATTCTTTGATACTGTACAAGTTGTTTCTGGAAGTAACAGCTTAAATTTGTGGTCTAATACTGCTGACGATGGCGGAAAATTAGTAGAAGCAGAAATAGTATACATTCAAACAGACGATAAAAAATCAGGTACAATAGGAGGATGGACAGTAGACCCAACAGCTATATATTCAGGTACTAAAGACACGAATGGATACAAGAGCGATGGGGGCGTAACGTTAGCGGCCGCGGGATCTATCCACTCCAAAGATTTTTACATTGATACAAGTGGTAATGCAAAATTTAAAGGAGAGCTAGAAATTGAAGGGGTGGGTCCATCTTTAGATTATAATTTTAGTGGATCTTTAGACAGTAATCTATTTGAAAACAATATTTCAACCCAAAGAAGTCATGAATCTCCAACCTACGGTAATAGTTTTAATAATGCTTACGTTGAAAGTAATTGGGGACAAGGATTTCGTACAAAAGCAATATATGATAGAGAAAATGGAGGAACATTTGAGTGGGATGTAGTAGCTTCTTCTTCTCCTACCACAATGTTAGGTTTATATGATAAAGATGAATCCTCATACTCATATTCTAAAATGACACATGCCTTTTATTTTTCGGGTACATCATTTTACATATATGAAAAAGGAGTTTCATTATATAGAGCAAATGGAAGTTCCAACCCAATTACAGACGCAACTGCTTTCATGAACTCTGTTCGAGTTGATGGTACCCCTACTTTATTTAGAGTAAGTATCCAAGTTAAACCAGCAGGGGCTATTTATAGAGTATTTAAAGATGGGGATTTTTCTGAACCATTTTGGACATATGACTCTACAAACCCAAATGCCGCCCCATTTGCAGGAAATGGTATATCTCCTAAAACTGATCGTTACTTAAAACCTGGGGTTGCAATAAATAGGAATGGTAACTCCCACTACCTTATATTCAATAGAATGTCAGCTGGGAAGAGTTTAGGACAATCAACCAAAATCTCCGGAAACACAATTAAAACCGGAAAAATACTCTCCAATAACCATTCAGGAACTTCAGATGGATCATCAATGTCTACAGCAGGTATGGCTATTGATTTAGATAATGGATCAATATCATCTCAAAACTTTAGAATAGATACTGATGGAAGTGCATTTTTTAAAGGTACAGTAAGTGGATCACGAATAATAGGAGGTTCATTAGAAGGAGGATCATTAAGTATACCAGAAAATGTAGGGGATGGAACCCCCAATTTTTCAGTTGATTCAGAAGGTAATATGACAGCGGTCAATGCTATTATATCAGGATCTATAAACGCAGATACGGGTAAAATTGGAAATTGGGAAGTAAATAATGGGTCTCTAAGAGATACTACGACGAGGATAACATTAGATCCTTCCCAAAAAGGTATTATATTAAGAGACACTGATGGAGAGTTAAAAGCTAAAATGACTGCAGATACTTCTTTATCCCCACCTGGTGCCTCAAAACAATTTTACGATTCAGATCAATATATAATTTCTTCAAATTTTGACCTTACAGGGTATACAAATTCAAACAGATCTTTCAAAACCCAAACAAAATTATCAGATACTTCCAATGGTCAACAGTTTTCTAAAACAGGATTCTATACTGTAGATAGAATTGCTTTAGGGAACATTCAAAACTATTCAACCGCCTTAAAAGAACAAATAAGAGACGATATTCCAACAGGTGAAAGCACATCCCCTTCTTCTTTTTCTGATGTTTCATCTTACCTTTCAACATTACAACCAGATACTGCTTTTTACACATCTGAGGATTCATATAGGGGAGAAGCGGAGTTAGAAACAGTAATAGAAATGTTGGTGCAAGGGGCTGTTGCTCAACGAGAAATAATTAATAGTGTTGTTATAAAAGGTCGCAAGGAATTAGATTATTGGTCTTTAATAAAATCCGGTGCTAACGCAGGTGATTGGGAACGATTAACTAATAATTCTGCGGCATCAATCGGAGCCGAATCCAAAAGAAATTTAATTACAGATCCTTTAATATTTGAAGTAAATAATACTTCTAGTTACTATAGTTTTAGAGTTGTTTTAAATTTAAAAGTTAGATCCTCTAGAGAGATTACCCACTCCCTTACCAGTAATAATCAACCTACATTTTCTACGGCTACCCAAACAACCCGCATTACTACTAGTGGGACTTATACCCCTATACAGTTCTATAATATAGATTTGTTACTACCCTCTAATTTCTCTGAAATTTCCGGAGGAGGGGTGCAAGTTGTAACTAATAATAACCAATATGTTCAAATACCTAGAAACCCCCCTGGAGCTGCAGATACCACCAAAATATTGGAAACAAAAGGGGGAATTGTTAATCTAGACAACACAACTGAGGTAGCTTTAAATGTAACAGGATCTATTAATATCAAAGGAAATATTGATGCGACTGATAGATCAATACATTTCAAATACCTCAATAGTTATTACAATTCTTCAATTAAAAAACTCCCATTACCTTATATACGTAAGGGTTCATATTCTTTTACACTACCCCAAAATTCAAATGATTCAATTTATACAGTTAGTTTTTCTAATGTTGGAGATGCAGACTATTATGTATTAGGAAATTTAAGAGGAGTGTCTACAACCACTTTTAACTATTCAAGTTACAACGAACAAAATGATTGTATACTAACAATTTTTGATAAAACATCAACATCATTCAAATTCGCTATTAGAGAAATGAGCAATACTTCGGGTACTATGAAGTTTGAATATGTTTTAGTATACCCTTACTAATCCTTCTATTAAAAAATATAAAATATGAAATATTATTGTCAATACCACAACCAACAAATATATTATGTGTGGGATAGTTCTTATGAACAATCTAGTATAGATGAAAACTTAAATCCTAACTTTACTACTTTAGAAATAAGTGAAGCAGAACGTGAGATAGCAGTTACGGGTAAAGCAAGGGTAATAGATGGGGTATTCACCTTACCACCCCCACCAACACCCCCCACCCCTTCAGAACAAATGTTATCTTCAATACGCAGTCAACGAAATCGTTTACTCCAAGCTAGTGATTGGACACAAGTAATAGATAGTCCATTAACAGACACAAAAAAATTAGAATGGAAAAATTATAGATCAGTTCTTAGAAATATAACAGATAACTATATCTTTGATAATACAAAAACATTCGCTTCTGAATATCTACCAACACCCCCTAGTTAGAAATAGCTAGGGCGTTACAGAATAATTCACCCCCTTATGTCTTACCAACAAAACCTGAATAAGGTTAATCCTTAACTACATATTTATAATAAAATAAAAATGGCAAAAATTCTAAAAGCAGATATAAAAAAAGGAACACCTATTGAACCTTGGCATATTTCTCAATTTGCAAATGCTTTAACAGCTAAAGAACCATACGATTTAAGTGTACTAGGTTCATTAACCATATCAGGTTCTACTTATTTAAAACCAAGTGGTATATTAAGGACCCCACAGGAATACCTTTTATCATTCAATAATACTACAGGACAGATATTTAAAAGCTCAATAGTAGACATTTCAAATCCTATAAAAGAACTTTCTGTAGAAGGTAATGAAGAAAAAACTATTACTTTAAAACAGGCAAATGGTACTATCCTAACAGCCTCTTTTACAGACATGGTACTCCACTCAGACTCCCCAGATACTACATATACTGCCGGAGAAGGAGTAGAATTAAATGATACTGTATTTTCTCATAAAGATACATCAAACGCAACCTCCACAAATAATTCAGGAAGAACTTATATCCAAAACCTAACCTTAGACAACTATGGCCATATCACAGATATAGAAACATCTACAGAGACTGTTACAGATACTGTTGGTATGGGTAAAGGTTTTAAAATATCTGATTCTAATGGGGGTAATCATTTTACAATTGTAGAAGATTCTCAATTTAAATTAAAAGGAGAGGGTGCAACAGGTATTATATTTGATCAATATACTAATACAATTACTATAACCTCTAATAATACTGATACTAGATATAATTCTTCACATTTTGTAGATCTAACATCCGACCAAGATAATATTGGAGGAGTTAAAACATTTACAAACACATCCCCTTCTACTAGCAAAACTAGTGGGGCAGTAACAGTAACAGGTGGTGTAGGTATAGGAGGTGATTTAAACGTAGGAGGAGAAGTAATATCTTCTACCTCTTCAGATAGAAACCTAAAAGATAATATCCAGAATATAGAATCCCCAATTGACAAGTTAAAACAATTAAATGGTGTAACTTGGGATTGGAATAAATTGGCCACTCCAACACAACAAACTTTACCTAGTGTTGGTGTAATAGCTCAAGATGTAGAAAAAGTTCTCCCCCAATTAGTAACAACTGGGGATAGCGGGTTTAAAAGTGTAGATTACCCTAAATTAGTTGCTCTTCTTATTGAATCCATCAAGGATCAACAAAAGCAAATAGATGAACTTAAAAACAAATAAATGAGTTGGACATACAAATCAAACAACATAGAAGACATAACCCAATTCCCAGATAATACCTTTGGTTTTATCTATATGACAACCCATAAACCTTCAGGGAAATCTTATATTGGTAAAAAAGTCTTATTCCACAATCAAAAGAAAAAATTAGGTAAAAAAGAACTAGCTGCCCTAACTGGGGTAGTTGGTCGCCGCCCCTCATATAAATTAATAGTCAAAGAATCAGATTGGAAAACATATTATGGTTCCCAAAAGGACATTAAACAAATATTAGTTGAAGGGAAAAAGGATGAATTTGAACGTGCCATACTAAAATGTGTACAAACAAAAAAACAACTAACCTATTTTGAGATAAAATATCAAATGTTATACGAAGTACTAGAAAAACCAGATGAATTCTTCAACGATAACATTTTAGGTAAATTTTTTACAAAAGATCTAGAAGGTCTAGTTTTTGAAAGTCTCGTGGAAGACACGATATAGTTACATATATTACCATTAATGGTAAATCAATTATTAGTTACATTAGTAAATTCTATATTAGGAATAGGCAAAGCAACTGCTCGCAACAATTATGCCTATAATTGCCCTATATGCCATCACTCTAAACCTAAATTGGAAATTAACCTAACTGAAAACAGAGAAGGGAAAAATCCATGGCATTGTTGGTCTTGTGATGCTAGAGGTACAAATCTTTATAGCTTATTTAAGCAATTAAAAGTTGCAAAAAATAAAATAGATGAATTAAAATCTTTAGTTAAATCATCAACAACCTATAAGACACAATTTAGCACAAATTCATTAAAATTACCTCAAGAATACGTTAGTTTAATCAATCCTCCTACAAAAACCGACATTATGGCGAGACATGCCTTGTCGTTTTTAAAAAAACGTAATATAACAGAATCTGATATACTTAAATATAACATAGGATATTGTTCCGAAGGTAAATACCGAAACAGAATAATAATCCCCACATATAACCAGGATGGCTCCCTTAATTATTTTACAGGAAGATCATTTGAAGCAGAATCCAATTACAAATACATGAACCCAGAAGCTTCTAGAGATATAGTTGCTAATGAACATTTAATAAATTGGAATTTACCATTAATACTTTGTGAAGGTTTATTTGATTCGATTGCTATAAAAAGAAATGCAATCCCTTTACTAGGAAAAAACATACAGAGTAGCTTAATGAAAAAAATAGTTACATCTGTAGTAGATAAAATTTATATAGCATTAGATAGGGATGCAATGAAACAAGCTTTACGCTTCTGTGAAAATTTAATGGCCGCAGGTAAAGAAGTCTATCTTGTAGATTTACAGGATAAGGACCCAAGTGAAATGGGTTTTGAAAATTTCACAAAATTAATACAAACAACGCAACCATTAACCTATTATAATTTATTGGAGCGAAAACTTACTTTATGATCAAAAAATCATACAAAAGATTATTAGAAATTTCAAAGGATTACCAACAAGTCACAATGCCTGATTCAAGGTACTATAGACGAAACAGTAATTATTATCCTTCAATCACCCATGTTTTAAGTTCTTACCCTAAAGGTAAGTATTTCGAAGATTGGCTTAAAAAAGTAGGCCATAGTGCCGACTGGATTGTAAAAAAAGCAGCCGAAGAAGGTACACTGGTACACGAAATGATTGAAGACTGGTTAAATGGAAAAGAAATTAAGTTTTTATATGATGATGGTAACCCTAGAATGCCTTCTTATGTATGGCAAATGTTTCTTAGATTTGTAGATTTCTGGGAGACCTATAACCCAACATTAATAGAAGCCGAAGTCCACTTATTTTCAGATAAAATTAAAGTAGCAGGTACCTGCGATTTGGTGTGTGAAATTGAAATTGATGGTAAAACAGAGCGTTGGATTATTGATTTTAAAACATCTAATCATTTACAAACAACATACGATTTACAAGGTGCGATATACGCCCAATGTTATGAGGAATGTTATGGTAAAAAAATAGATAGAGTAGGTGTCTTGTGGTTAAAATCTAAATCTCGAGGTGAAGATAAATCAGGTAAACGCTTGAAAGGTAAAAACTGGGAAGTCCATGAATCACCCCGCACTCAAGAAGAAAATATTGAAATATTTAACCATGTTAAAGCATTATTTGATATTGAAAACCCAAAACCAACCCCTTATACTCAAACCTTTATAACTTCTTCTAAAAGGAAAGTTTAAAAGTTTGGTTCCCCCAAGGAAAATTCGTATATTGTATATGTTAAAATAATAAAGGTTATGACTCCAACACAAATTCATTTTGAAGAACAAGAATTTAATAGATTCCAAACACTCCTTACAAACCCCCCTCTAAATCTTACGGATGAAGAACGGGGGTTTATCAAGTACATGAGTAATAAATAGGTGCATATTTATAATAAAATACTTTTTTATGATTAAACTTGTAGATCTTTTAAATGAGATAAATATCCCCAAAAATAAATGGGTAACAATCCCCTCTTCGGAATTAAAAAATTATGATGAAGAAATTTTCGATTTAATTGATAATGCCTATTCACCTATTGGTGGTCACCCTAACTATAAATCCCCAGATAATATAACTGGCAAAGAAGCAGATGCTGAATACGTGGTAATTGACTTAGACGATGACCCTGAAATTGATGCGGTATCAGCCGCTAAACCTAAATCAGCAGGTAAAAAGTTTACAGCAACAGGACATGATGGTTCTAGTGCAGCTAAATCAAAAGTAGTAAACCACAAAGTAAACCAACTAAAATCAGGAGGATATTACGTTGAAGTATCAGGTAAAATCAAAGACATCTTTAAAGCAAAAGGTGTAGAACCTATCAATGATGAAGAAGTAGTACGTAAAGTACTTAAGGGTAAAGAAATTGAATGGTTAGGTAATGGTGAATATAAAAGAACAATTGGTGGTAAATTATTTACCAAAGTATTAATGGGAAAACCAAAGGTATGATAAGTTTAGTACAATTATTAAGAGAAGCACAAGGTAACCCAAAAGCTGTTATCTTAGCAGGAGCACCTGGAGCAGGTAAAGGATACATTTTACGTGGTTTAGACTTAGGAGGTATAAAAACAATGAACGTAGATGATATTTATGTTCCTTTATTAAAAAAAGCTAACGTTAGTTTAGACTTAAAAAATGCTACACCTGAAGAAAGAAGTGAGCAAGCCAAACAAATGGCAGCCGCTAATAAACAGTTCAAAGGTGAAATGGAACAAATAATAGTTGGTAAAGAATCATTTATATTAGATGGTACAGCAGCTTCATTTAAAAAGACAGCAGAATTAAAATCAGAATTAGAAGAAGCAGGATATGATGTATTTATGCTTTATGTTTATACTGATTTAGAACGTTCACTTAAACAAAATCAAGACAGATTTGAAAAATCAGGTGGTGAAGATAGAAGTTTAGCACCCGGAATTGTAATGAAAACTTGGATGGATGTAACTAAAAACTATGAACCCTATAGAGATTTATTTGGTGGATATGCAAGTGAAAATTTTGCTTTAGTAGCTAATACTTTAGAGGGGGACAAATTAGAAAATCTGGAAGATATAGTTGATAAGTATTTAACCCCATTTAAACCAAAAGGAACTAAACCAAAAACTCCTGCTCAACAACAAAAATCTGATGAAAGGAAAGCTAAAGAAGCTGAAATGGTTAAATCATTACTAGATGATGAGTTTGTACAAGACATAACTAGCGATGGTTTATCTAAGGAAGAAGCACAAATGAGATTAAAAAAGTTTTTATCTAAATGAGTTTAGTAAATTATTTAATAGAAGGATTATTACCCGAGGAAAAAAACAAAAAAACTATAGGTGTATACGGTGGTGGGTTTAAACCCCCAACTAAAGGACACTTTGAAGTTGTAAAACAGGCACTAGATGAAAATCCTGAAATAGATGAGATGCTCATCTTTGTGGGTAAAAAGGAAAGAGATGGTATTACCCAAGAAGAATCACTTAAAATATGGGAAATATATGGAAAATATCTTCCCTTTAAAGTTAAATACATAAAAGCTACAAAACCACCAATCCAATCTATATACAATGTAGCTAAAGAAAANCCTGAAAGCGAAGTAATTTGGATTATAGGGGCAAGAGAAGGCAACGAACAAGACTTTTCAGATATAGCATCACGTACAGCGGGTATAACCAAATACTCAAATCTAGAATTACGTACTATAGTAACTAAAGGAGGAATTTCAGGAACAGCAGCTCGAAATGCAGCAAAAATCTCACCTGAAAAATTAAATCAATTCATCCCCAACTTTCTGAGCGAAAAAGAAAAAACAGATATATTTGTTATGTTAAATAACACTGTAACTGAAACTATTTTTGCTGAAGGAGTTTTTACAAATATAGAAACTTTAGAAATATCCTCAAGCAAGAACTCCCCAGAAGATGGTAAAGCTGCACCTTATGGTTCTGGATACAATGAAGTTGGAGAGGGTAAAAAAGATCCTAAAAAAGGCACAGGTAAAAAACCCAAGGGATCAGGCCGTAGACTATACACGGATGAAAATCCAAAAGATACAGTAGGTATTAAATTTTCAACTAGACAAGATATAGTAGATACTTTAAATAAAACTTCATTTAAATCTAAATCCCATGCTAGACAATCCCAGATTATTAATTTAATACATCAAAGGGTAAGAGCGACATATGGTAGAGCAAAAGACCCAGCTGTTAAAAAACGTTTAAAAATTGGTTTAGATTATATTACAAAACGTAAGGAAGCATCTAAGAAAAAAACCCAACGTTTAAATAAACAAAAAACAAATGAATCCGTAGACTTTATATCTTTAGAAAAAATCTTAGATAATATGTTTGAGGATTTAGGCATAGATATAAATTTTACAAGACATTTCAAAGAAAGGGTTATCGAGAGAGGCCTTACGGAAGAAGATATTATAGAATTAATGGAAAAAATCTATGATACCTATGGAGATGAAGTAGCAGATTTAGGCAAAGATGAAAACCGAGTATTTACCCACATTAAACGTTTAGTAGATATTGCTGCTATTAATAAGGGGTATGGAGAAGATTATTTAAAAGATTTAGTACTAAAAACAGCATACAAACGTAACTCATTACGAGAACCTGAATTTAGAACTAATAGTTCATCTCCTAAACTAAAAGTAAATGAAAACGCATCATATTCCCAAAATATAGATGTAATGGAAAAAATAGCCCAATTAACTAATCATATGATTAATAAGGGTATGAATATTGAACCATTACCTACCATGGAATTTATAGATGGTGATTCAGAAAATGCTAAAAATTTCTTTGGTAAAACAGCATATTACGATCCAAAAAACAAACATATTGTTTTATACACAGAAGGTAGACATCCTAAAGATATAGTACGTTCGTATGCACATGAAATGGTTCATCACATCCAAAATCTAGAAGGCAGGTTAGGTGATATTTCAACTGCAAACACACAAGAAGACGATAACTTAAATGATATTGAAGCAGAAGCTAACCTAAAAGGTACAATGACGTTTAGAAATTGGACTGATAGCTTACAGGAAAAGAAAAATAAAGATCCATTTGGTATAAATGCGTACGCAATGGAATTAGGTCGGTTACGAGAAGAAGAAACAGAATATCAAATATATTGTGACATGGATGGTGTATTAGCTGATTTCGAACGTGGTTATGAAGAATTAACTGGTATAAATTTACAAGGCGAATTCCAACCCGAAGGAGCAGAATTTTGGGACCCAATCCAAAAAGCAGGAGTAGGATATTGGGCTGGTTTAAAATGGATGCCTGATGGTAAACAATTATGGGATTACATTAAACCATACAAACCAAAATTATTATCCGCACCTTCTAGAGACCAATCATCTAGAATAGGAAAACATGTTTGGGTAAAACACAAAATACCAGGTACCCCATTAATATTAAGGTATGCAAATAAGAAAAAAGAATTAGCTTCTCCAACCTCAATTTTGATTGATGACAGACAGAAAAATATAGATGATTGGGTAGCTGCAGGTGGAATTGGTATATTACATACTAATACCGCTAATACTATAAAAGAATTACAAAAATTAGGTTTATGAGTAAAGATAATGTTTTAAAAAAAGATTTCCAAAAACGCGATGTAGAACGTCTTAGAAATTTAGTACAAGGTAAATATGGAGAAAAAACACGTTCAAGTGTTGGTTTTTCCCAAAAAGAACAATTCTATGAAGAGGGTGATGTTTGGGAAATTGATGGTCGTACTTGGACTATTAAAGATGGAATTAAACAAAATATTACTAAATTAGATAAAGCAAAAAAGGCACACGCAATGCCTTTATTGTGTCCTAATTGTGGTAAAGTGATGAAACATCGTAATGATAAAACTTTTTACAAATTACATAAAAAGTGTTTTAACTGTGTTATTGATATGGAACATAAACTTCGCAAAGAAGGAAAATGGGAAGAATACCAAATCAGCATTAAAAATAATGAAATAGACAATAAAATCAAAGAGTTTAAAGTTTGGATCCAAGAAAGACTACATGAGGGGAATGATTCCTTTGTATCCGAAGATGGAGACATAGAAAAATGGGTTGGGAAATTAGATGAATCCAAAGTAGAAGAATACACTACTAGTGTAATTGAATACCTAGAGAGTTTAAAACAGTAGTATTTAAGGGGTTATATATATTTATAATAAACACATATTAAATAATTATGAAGGATAATTTTGACGTTCACGCCTGGAATATAAACAGGTACCTAAACGAAAACCAAACACCAGACTTAGAAAGTGAATTACAAAAATATTCCACTTCTATTACAGTTCAAACTGGAGAATACAAATCTGGAGGTGGATTTGGTAATGTAAAATTTATGACTAACCAAGAAATCCCACAAAATACCTTTGATAAAGTAATTTCAGATTTAGAATCCCGAGGATACAAAATTATATCACAAGATATAACATATGATGTAGAACCAGGAGAAAAAATTAGTTACCCTATAATTAATTTTGAATTTGAAGCTTAATACCT